AACATTTCCTTGTACGCTTGCGCTTGAAACTGTGTTACAGCCTCTGCCAAAATTGGATGTATGACCCCGCTCGATCCTTCAAACGGCTGGGATCTAGACTCATCAAACTTCATGCCCAGATATTTCAATCCGTCAACATAAGTCTTTTCCCATTCACTTCTGGACTCTTTGTCTTGACGGACGCTGGATAGAATGTCGCTAGAAAGACTCTGAAGCTCTCTATCATCTATTGCGTCTACGAGGTTTGCGTCAAACGCTTCAGGCTGTGCAACTTCTTCCTCTTCCATCTCTTCATCTGGAATAATTATTTCTTCTTCATTAACCAATATTTCTGCGGCTTCGCGTATTTGATCTTGCCGACTTGGTTCTGGAAACACCTCAATCTCTGTTCCAGTCACAGCAATGTCTGGATTGTCTTGAGTGCCTAATTCTCTTTTTTCAATAGCCATAGTTTCTCAGTCTAATATTAGTTAGTAGTAGACGACTCGATTTCTAGGTAACAAATCAGCTTCCATCGAATAATCTTCATTTAACGACACAAATCCGCCTTGCCGAAACCTCATTAAAGCCATGGTTGCAGAGTCACAATAGTCGTCATGATCTCCAAACGGAAAAGACGCCATTTCCTCCATAACCTCATCAGCAAAAGATTCTTCTGGCGCCCAAACCATTCCAGATTCAAATATTGGCGCTACAGAATTCATTCGAGCAATCTTATCCTGTCCTCTGCTTGGAGTATACGCTGTTACTGGTATACCCATTCTTCTTAATTCCTGAGTCAACGGCGTTCCAGAAGCCTTGGCCTCGATTAAAACACAATCTGGCTCCCAGTATTTATATTCATCCCAAGCCAATTTTTTAAGCTCTGGAAAGTCAACTCGAACGCGCTTGGCATCTAACAAAATAATCTGATCAGCTTCCCCATCAGAAGGACTAAATATTGCCCAAGTGGTTATGGCCGAGTAGTCAGCCGTTTCTTTTTTACTAAACGCCGTGTCATAGCTCTGGATGACATAAGAATAAGCAGGCACATCGCCTTCCCACAGGTTCCACCACTCTCGCTTAACAATAGAACCTTCTTCTGCTGTTGGGTTTTGTAGCCACTGGGAGTTCCATTTAGATATTGGCAAAGACGCTTTAACAGATAACAACTCGTCTTTGTTCCAGAACTCAGGCCACAAAGGAGTGTCGCTCTCAGGCATGATCGCAGGAAACTCAACAACCTCCCACTTGTCGGCATTTTCATCGCCTTGTTTCTTCAAAACCTTTCCAACCAGATCCTTAGTAGACCATCTGGTCATGACAATGATGATAATGCCTCCGGGCTGCAAACGCTGTCGAGGACCAGAGGTGTACCACTCATACGCCGACTCCATTGCTGTAGGTGATAGCGCATCTTGCTCTGAGTGAGGATCGTCAATGATCAACAAATCTGCGCCTCGACCCGTTATCGCACCACCCACACCAGCTGCGAAGAATTCACCCTCTTGGTTACTGGTCCAACGACCAGCTGATTTGTTGTCAGCTTCCAATCTGGTTTCTGGAAAAATATGTCGATAGTCTTGGCTATCAATAATGTTACGCACTTTACGACCAAACCTAACGGCAAGCTCAGCCGTGTGAGTGGTCTGTATTATCTTTAGATTTCCACGCAGGCCCATCATCCAACTAGGGAAATAGGTGCTGGCAAACTCCGACTTTGAGTGCCGTGGAGGCAGGCAAACTATTAACCGTTTGAGCTTGCCTTGCGCGATACGGTTAAACTTTTCACCAATAATCTTGTGGTGTCGTCCCTCAATGAAGTCTGGCCACAAATGTTTGACGTAGCTAATAAAGTCCTGCTGGCAAGACTCTTGTTTTTTTAACTGTTCGTATCGATCAAGCAAAGCAACAGCTTCGGCCTGATCTTGTTGAGACAGAATATCAAAGTCTTTGAGACTGATTTCCGACAACTAAACGCCCTCCCAAGCCTCTCCTTTGAATAGCCGCGACTCGGCTTCTCGCCTGCGTATCAAACCATCAAGCACTTCGCCGCCAGCACGATTCCAACGCTTCATCTGTCGAGGCACTTCTTCCAGATTTCCAGCGTTTAATTCTTTTAGTAAAGTAGACTCAGATAGGTTTTTTGGGCCGAGATTGTAGGTCCACGCAACAAGGGCATCAAACTCGTTTTGTTGCAGTTCCGATTCGACGTAGTTTTTAACGTAATCCTCAAACTCTACCAAGTCTTCTGCCAGCATGGTTTCTGCCTCTTCTTGAGTGCAAGTGTCACCATCCGACACACCAGCGGTATGGCCAAAACCGATTGTTGGGACATTTGCGCTGCACCTATATGCAGTCAATTCGCACCCTTCAAATGACTTGATCAGAGATATGCCTTCTTGACTCGTTTTTAATTCATTGTTCATCTTTTACATTCTCTCCTTTATCCGATTCTCGATAGTACTTTACTATGCTAAGAACTTGTCTCAAATATCTTTTAACGTCAGCCATGTTTGTTGCAAGATTTTCGTAGCCCTTCGTCGTCAAAGCATACCAGACGTTGGTGGGCGCATTACCTTCGTTCAAGTCGTCTAAATACTCTTGCATAATCTGCGGATTTAGTACGGTCCACTCCACCAGTACTGGATCAATTTGGTTCGGGAGCGGAGGATGATATTTAGGCGCCGTCTGGACAACCGTAACCACCTCGACAGGCGCGACTTCCGGTATTTCCCGGCTTGATCCGAAGATGGAGCAGCCACTAGCTAGTAACAGGATCAGGAACAAAAACGTCCTGATCAAACTGGTTTTCATTGGTAATCTGTTTGAGATCATTTAACACTGCCTTCGTACCGCGATTAATAATATTTTGTATCAATTGAGGCTTCCTGATTGACAATACATCCATTGAATGCTTTGAAAACTTTTTTCTAATATCAGTGACCTCGTTCTGCGCTGCCATGTTTTCCTTTTGTAAGCGCTCTACCTGAGAAATCATTAATTCTTGATTTTCAATAGTCTGTTTCAGGTTTTGATTTTGCTCTTCAATTGTGGTTTCTAGAGTTTTTTGATTCTGTATTGATTGCTCTAGCCTAATATGAAACGAATCCAACTCGGCCTGTGATTTGTCGTAGTACATTTTAAATGCGCCACACACAACAACTAAAGCAACACCTAAGCCAATACTGATCTTACCCATCACCATTTTTCTCTATTCGCCCAATAAGCTGCTGACATTTTTCCTTTGGCAATATTTTTTCCATGCCGAGCTTTAAAACTTTTGCGTCTTGCTTTTTGTTTTGCAGACTCTCCTTTCTTGGGTTTGCCAGCCGTTTTCACGCCTTGCTGTCCAAATCGAATCGTTTTGATTTTGTCACCTTCTTTAGCAACAACAATGTGTGATTTTTTAGGATGATTTGGCGTTCTTTTTGGCTTGTTATATCCAGAGACACCTGCTCTAGATAAGCGAGAATCTTTCTTAGGTGGCATTATCTTTTCTTCCCTTTATGCAAACCATGTTTAGCATGCTGCTTGCCTTTGGCTGTCGCTGCTCGTTTCTTTTTGTTTGCTGCCGCAAGTTTTTTCTTACCCTTCGGGGTGGACTTTAATTTTTTAATGGTAGCAGCGGGCGCATATACTTCTCCAGTTTCAGAAGACTTTTTACCGCTTGGAGTTCTCCACTTCTGCTTAGTCCATTTCTTTAAAGATTTTTGAGACTTCTTTAAAGCCATTAGCTTTTGTATCCCCCGCCTTTATCTTTGTACTGCTTTGCCAGCATCTGAGCCTTACGAGCTGACCACTGTCCGGGCTTGCCGCCTTTCGATCCAGCCTTAATCTTATTAAACAAAGACTTTCTCATGGTTGGCTTCGTATAATTTCCAGCCTCATTGACGCGAGATTTTGCTTTCTTTTTTGCTGCCGGTTTTTTCTTGGGAGGCATATCTACACCAAAAAGTTTATGTTGTTTGAAGCTTTCGCTTGCTGCATTTCGATCCTGCCGTTTTTAGAAATATACAACGTCGTATTTAATTGTTCCACCCTTTGACGACGCTCTTCGCGCTGGGTGGACTCCATTAATTTCTGATAACGAAGCTCTGCTGCTTGCCTCCAAGAAATGTCATTTACTGGGCTTGTTGCTCCTACATCCATCATTTAAAGATCAGTATCACCCCTCCAATTAGTATAAATGCACAAAGAATGCCAATGGCACTCACCCCCATAATTAAATATATTTGCCGAAGCATTTTTTTTCTAGCCGCAGCCCTAGCTCTTATGGCTTCCATCTGTCTTTTATGATTAGCTTTTTGCCGAGCTTTAGCTTCATCCCACCGCTGCAACAGAGCTGGGTCGTGAATTATGAGCATGTCGTGAAGCGACTTTTCCCACTGATCGCGTCTATGTTTGATGCTTTCGAGTTTTAGCAATTCTTGAGATGACAGGTTGCTGATAACCGAGTCTTTCTTGTCTCTTTCAAAAGAATCCAAGGCATCACTGAACCCTTGCATCAATTCCACAGCTTTGCTGGCCCCATCGCCAACCTCATTGAGCTTATTTATAGCGGTGCTTATGGTAGATAATATGGCCCCCGCAGCGGCGACTGATTCTATAATCATGGTAAACCTCTACGGTTTACGAGACATATAGGCCGTAGCGCCGAAATAAAGACCTATTATGCTGGCTTGGCTAAGGAACAACATATCACTTAGAGAAGACAAGGTTGAGAGGCGTTCTTCTGGGACAAAAGGTAATAGCGGTAACAATGAATATAAAACCATTGAAGACATTGCCACCCAAGCAATACGTCTTTGTGAATCTTGTTTTTCTTCTCTTAAATCTAATTCTAACATCTGTGTAGCACGTTCGAGTTCTTCGTCGTCAACGGTCCCGTCCGAATTTATGTCATATTTTGCCCAAACAGAATTTTCTTGTAGTTTCTTAGGCATTTTTTTTCAACCGCTGTTGGCGATAAAACGCCATGTACTCATCCCACCGAGCAAATCGCTTTTCTTCATGGATGTAAAATAAACCGCTGTATATGCTCATATTCAATCCCAAAACTTTTGGTTGGCTCCCGCCATAACAGGCTTACAGTATGCAGTAATATTCTGTTGCTTGATACCACCTCGACAACGGGGATCTCTACAGTTGTGTTCGATCCAGTAAGCAAATTGCTGACAACGGTGGATGTCTCGAAATAACATCTGTTCTGAACCCTGCGCCACATTGCCTTCGATGACGGTTATTAACATGAAAGCTAATATTGCACCTTGCATAGGTCATAAAAATTTAGCGGCTACGATTGTCACAATCATGAAGGGATAAACGCCCCAGAGCAACATCTCTAATCTCTTGAACTTTGCAGATCCTTCGTCTAGGCGTTTTTCAATGTGTTCATATCTGATAGCGCATTCGCGCTCATGGGTCTTGATTTCAGACAACGCCTCAGAATCAGACATTACTTTTTCTTAAGCGTTTTCTCTAAACGCGCTGCTTGAGAAGCATGCATCTTGCTTGCTTTTTTCAGCTCTGCAATCATTTTACGTTTTTGCGCGACAGTCATTTCAGCCATTAGTCAGACCTTTTTACAAACTTAATAGGATTGGTTGTAGAGCCTTCCTTTGCTTTTCCAATATTTAAAGCAATAGTTTCCAAAACAGGGTAGATGTATTTTCCCATAAACTCGTCATCCCGTGGCGTAGGAGTAGCAGCACAAATTGCACTGCTTACTGTTACAAAGAGACTCGCGTAAATAAGAATGTCAGCAATAAAGTCCATTATAAATCCTTAGTGACGAGTTCCGTCATCTTTTACCGTCCATACGTTTAAATTTGCAGCCACAGTCCTTCTTTCTCCTTCACCCTCAAATGGATAAACCATGTGCTGGAGCCAACTTGGGAAAAGCAAAAACTTACCAATCTCTGGTTTTATTATAAATGATTGAGGGGGCGAGAGTCGATCCACATCAAGTAAACTGTTTCTGCCATAGTTGAATGCTAGGCATCCATCAGGATGACCAGATGCGTTATACAGACTGTACTCTGGGCTTCCTGCTGTAGGCAAATCTAATATTTGTTGTGGAACTTTTGTCCAGCAAGTGCAACTTATTCCTGTAATGGTTTTTGTGCCGTGGTCGTGGATGGGATTGTAGTCTTTCTCATAACTGTGTACTGACCACAATTCATCTGTCTCAATTAGCCTGTTCCCAGATAAGCGATTGCCAGTGGCTTCCATGTATTTTTTCAAATATTCCTGACCCATGCCTTGCATGAAAGCGTTGAACACGCGCATTTCTTCAGACAGATGATCCATCGTCAGTTGTTGACCATGCCCTATCTGACCAACCAACGTGCCTGAGTGATCTAGCCGATTTTCATCAACCATCAATTTATCTAAGTAGTCGTTTAGCTGGCCTATGATATTTTCAGGCAGTTGAGTTTCCATCAGAAAAACTGCTGGCAAAGTATGAAAATTATAGGGTTGCGGCTCCACTATTGAATGTTTGTTTTATCTTCTTCCCAAGGTTTACCCTCAGAAGTAGAAACTGCCTCAATATTTTGTTTTGAGGCTGCTTCTTCTAGCGCAGCGTTTACTTTGGAACTGTAGTCCTTCAACAAAACCTGTGCTTCATTCAACTGCTCTTGAAGATTTGGTATCAAGTTTTGTAACGAACTCAACCTTTGCATATTTCTTTGAGTCTGAAAACTCAACTGAGACATCGGAATTCTTTTATCGTTAAAAATAACGGTGGCTTCTTTATTTTCTTCTGTCATTACCAAGGCACTCCATTTGCTTGTGTTGCGTTCTTGTCAATCTGACCTTGAACTTTTTCGGTTCGTTCTGCTTCTGCCCTAGCCTTGTACTGAGCAGCGGTTTCACCTTCAGGCCCGCCTGTTACTGGCCCCTTGTTGGCATCATAGATCCATCCAAGCACATCACTTTCTTTTAAATCTTTATACGCAATAAATCCACTCGATGATGCATCGTAGGTGAATTTTTGCTTGCCGAATTCTTTGGCGTATTCAATTCCCGAATCGTTTTCTGCTATAAGCGTCCAACGAGCAACAATGACACCGCCATCCGAATCGATATGGGTCATGTTGTCTACAGTCCAAGTTGTTGTGATTGCCATATTATTCTCCTTTGAGTTTTGCTACTTCTGATTCTAAAGTTTCAATTTTTTCCATTGCTTCTTGAAGAGCTTTAACAAGTATTGGTGTTAGCTTTCCATACTCAACAGCCCAAGGCTCTTGATCAGGATCTTCACCACCTTCTGAAACAGCATTAGGCCAATGTTCATTTAACTCTTGAGCTATAAAACCTGTATCAGAGTTACCTGATTGTTTCCATTTATAATCTCTTACTTTTATAGCTTTTAGTGCATCCCATTTAGATTCTGTATCTTGTATATCTTCTTTTAATCTTTCATCAGAGCCAGTATTATATTCTGTAGTACTTCCATCAGTTCTTATATAACCAGTGGCGGTTCCGTCTTTATAAAATTTTATTAGATCGCCGGGGTTTCCTCTTCTGTTACAGTAAATAACAGATTCACTGTTTGTAGTCCCTTGAAGGGCTGTTGCTGCCAGCGCTCCATTAGAAGCCATAGCAATACCATCTGTGGCGATAGAAAAAACAGATTTATGGAAAGCAACTAAATCATTTCCTGCGTCAACAAAAAAGGCATGAGTGTTGGAATCGCTTTCTATCCTAAAATCCTGATTGGCTAAACCAGTTTCGTTAAAAACGGTTTCGACATTTGAGTTAAATGTCGCCATCAAGGCTCTAGTGCCACCATTTCTACCCGCAATATCAAAACGGCCATGATTATTAGAGTTTGTGCTGTCCGAGTGAATCCAGCTAATGTATCCTTCGTCTGCCCCTCCAACCTGAAAGTTAATTGTTGCGTCACGGTCAATCGTGTTAGCAGTATTACCGTTTTTAATTTTTAAAATGTTATTGTAAGAACCAGTGGTTACATTTCTTGCGCCACTGCTGTTTTTATTGATAGTAGACCTAACGCCAGCGGTTCCTTCGTCATCAATATTAAAACTGTTGTTCCCTGCGTCCAGAAATACGAAATGCGTGGTATCGGCTGATTCGATACGCAGGTCAATATCTTCGTTATCA